GTTTAAGAATAATCTTATCGCCTTCTTTCTCGTCGCTTTTTACAGAGAATGATGCGGATATAATTGAAACACCATATTCATTTACGCCTTCGCTCCATCGACTTAATTTATCATCGATATATAGACGCTGAACATCATGACGATTGCTCTGAACAATCTCTACCTCTGCCTTATAGTTTCGATCACGATTTTTTGCTCCAACCCAACCATAATCTTTGAGATATTTTATTGCGACTACACACATATAACTATTTATATATCTGCCGCTTTTTACTCATCATACTCATCTTCATCATAATAGTCATCAGCCAATTCATGCCCACACATTGGACAATAATCAGGCTCAACGTAATCTAAAACGTTATCTTCATCCCATTCTATGGAATACGTTGTTTTACAACAAGGACAGTATAATTTTTCTAAAGCCATATTATCCTTCGCAAGACGTGCAGGTGAGTAAGTTACGTGATAATTCTTGTGAAGGATTGGTTCCACGGTGATAGTAAAGTGTTTTTACTCCTTGTTCCCATGCATAAATAAGAAGTTGATTTGTATCACGTGGAGGTGTCTTAGGATGAATCATTAAATTAATGCTCTGTGATTGATCAATATACTTTTGACGTATACTAGCTTGTAACACAATTTCCTTTTGAGATATTTCACCAAACGTTTTGAAAACTTCTTTTTCATGATCTGATAAGAACATAAGGTGTTGAACACTTCCACCCGTAACAAGAATTGACTTCCACACATCAGGCGTATCATTGTTATAACTCTTAAGAACTTCTTTTAAATAAGGATTCTTATAAGTAAACTTACCTTTTGCAAGATCTTTAACAAAGTAATTACTATTCAATGGTTCAACACTTGGAGATACTTGCCCAAGGATAAACGAGCTTGAAGTTGTAGGTGCAATTGCCTGTGTTGTCATATTCCTGCGACCAGATCCTTTAAGCTTTTCAGGTTCGCCAAATGTTTTTGCTAACTCAGAAGATGCTACCATACTTTCACTTTCAATATGACTAAAGATCTGGTTTGTTAGCATTTTGGCATCTAAGCTTTCAAATGAAATGCTTTTACTTTGAAGATAAGAGTGCCATCCAAGTACACCAATACCAATAGCTCTTTGAGTAATTGCAAATCTACGAGGTGCTTCCATAAATGGCAGATCCTCTGTCTTTTCAATAAACTCTTCAATAACAGTATCAAGAAACTTCGTTAAGACTTGAACTGCGTCAGTATCTTTCCACTCATCATAGTGTAAAAGATTCAACGAAGATAAACAACAAACAAATGACTCTTCATTATTTGTAGATAGACAAATTTCGCTACAAAGATTCGAAGCATAAATCTTATCGCTTTCCTTTGGTCTATTCTTATTTACGGTGTCACTAAACATAATATAAGGATAACCACTTTCATAACGCTTTTGAATCACCTTGCCCCAAACCTTCCGCTTTTCTTTGTCGCCATCAAGCATTTCTTTCATGAAGCTATCGCTTACTGTAACGCCAATTGACATATTTTGGATTGGATTGCCATCATTACGTATTTGAAGAAACTCCAAAATGTCTGGGTGATCAATTGGCATATAAGCCGCAAAAGAACCACGACGAACGTTAGACTGAGAAACAACGTTCGTCATGGTTTCAAATAGTTCCATAAAATGAACTGGTCCATTTGATTTTCCACCTGCAGAAATTTCAGAACCCCGACTTCGCAGTGCTCCAAAGTATGCAGATGTTCCACCGCCCATCTTAGTCATCATACCAACCTCGGCCTGTTTACCTAAAATAGAATCCATAGTGTCGTCTATATACGATCCAAAGCATGAAATGGGTAAGCCACGTTTAAGCCCATAGTTGGCCCAGATCGGAGACGCCAATGAGTACCATCCTCTTGACATATAGTCTTCAAACTTATCAGCAAAGCCTTCTTCTTTAAGAAGCTTTTGCGCTTTAAGCGCTATTTGTCTTATGCGTTTTTCGGGAGTAACACCATCCATAAGATAGCCTCTCTCGAGAAAGACGCGAGAGTCTTTATTTAACCAATAATATTTTTCCATAATTTATATATCTTCTAAAACAAATCATCTTCATCGTAAGACTTATCCTTTTTCGAATATTCAACAGGTCTACGATAGAAAAAGTCAGTTGAAGTATTTCCCAAAATGTCAACGTCAAACCATTCTGTTTTTTCTAAAAGCGATTGATCAACATCAGAAAACACAGGTTCAATTCCAATTTGAGTAAGAGAATCATTCAAGCGATTCTTAATAAAGTTTTGTAGAATAGGTGTTGAAAGATATTCTGATTGATATCCATTCACGGTCCATTCAATAATTTTAGATTCAGCCTTATAAGCTTCCAAGCACTCTGATCGAATACGCTCAGTTAACTCTTCATCAAATAATTCTGGATGTTCGTCTCTAATTGTATTAACAAGTTTCATACCCACCATAGCATGAATCAATTCTTCTTTTGAAGTATAAGCAACTTGCTGAGAGGTATCCTTTAAAAGATTGCGGAAGCGGCTAAAATAATTAATTGTATAGAATTGACTGAACAAAGAAACATTTTCTACGTACAACGTAAAAAGAATAAGTGAATAGACGTATTGTTTCTTTGAGTCTTTATAATATTTGTGAAGGTACTTACGAAGGTACTTAACTCGATTCTGAATAATATCAAGCTTAAGATTTTCTTCAAATACATCTTCCATGTCAAGAACATCGATCAATCTTTCATAAGCATTATTATGAATTACTTCGACATTGGCCATAACATAGCCAAGATCAGTAATTGACGGATGTGGAAGGTTTTCGCCAAGTTTAGCCCAAAAAGTTTTTACCGCTACTTCAATTTGAGCAATTGCTGATAATGAACGGGTAATCATATCCCTTTCAGTATCACTTAAGTTAACTTTAAAGTCTTGAACGTCAGACTGGAAATTAAATTCTTTATCGGTCCAAAAACCGTTATGCATGGCTTGGATGAAGTTTTCAGTCCAAGGATAATGATCTGGTTTACGAGAAATTTGTTCTTCGAATATTGACATAGGTGTTTATTGTTAAGAGAGTTAATTATACTATATGAATAGGCACTTGTAAACAACTAAATGAAATCATTTATTCATTTGCTGCTCTTGGCCTTATCGCTCTCAACGCACCAGTCTTTTCGTTACGAAGGTAAATTACCGCTGATTTATTTTTACGATAAAATTCGTAAATGCTTTTTTCGGTTTCATCTAAAAGATTAAGGTATTTCCCCCATCTTTCAAACTTTGTTTTTCCAGTTGCAAAAAGATTAAAAGTCTCATCTGAAATAACGAACTCTTTTTCTTTTCGCTTTTTCTTAGCACCTAATGGACGATCCACAATTGCAACTGCGGAAGTTGTGGTCATATCGTTTATCATCTAGCGATATCCTCTTGTGTAATATAGACTGTTTGTTGAGTTTTTATATGTCTTGCCTCAAACACCATATGACCAAATATTGATCCACACGGTGTTGCGTTTGTAATTTCAACCAAAGAATTTTCTTTAGCAAGCATTTCTCCTGTCTTTGGTAGTGCTATGTCTCTCATTAGAGCATATGTTCCGGTTTCTATTTCTCCATCTTCAGTCAAATACCATTCATTGAGTTCAGGTTTATAATTAGAAAGATCTAATCCTGTTGCTTCCGATATAACTTTTGCAATTTTTTTATCACTAATGCCGGTGTGTTCTTTAATGAGATAAAGAGCTGCAGCATAGGATGCAAGAGTCGACTTGCCAAACGGAACTTTATTTATCAATCGTTTGATATTGAAGACTAATTTATGGAATGTATTATAAGCTGATTTTTCTTCAGAGGTTTCTGGCTTTTTTAGCTTTTTACCATTTTCATCGACAATTCCTAATTTATATGCGTTTGTGTTTTCCCAATTAGTAGTCAACAATCGTAAAAAACGAATTGCGTAGAAAAAGTCTGGCCCTCTTAAAAATCCCATGTTATAAATCCTTTAATTTTTTTGCTATGTTCAGATCAATATTTATATTTTGATATACGTTTTCAGGTAAATAATTCAAATAAAGTAAAAATGTTTTGAGTGCTGGCCAAAGATTAATATCTACTCGATAGAATATCATTCTATTGGCTGCGGCTATTTCAAAAACATTGTAGATCGTTATGATATGATTTAGTATTAAACGTTCTTGTAATTTACCACTATCGCGGTATTTTCGAAGAAGTCTTACTACATATTTAAACCGCGCAATGTCATCATAAAATTCTTGCACATCAAGACATGCAGAATTCCTATAATGCTTTGCTGCATATAATTCAAAGTTATCATTATTTAATTCATCAAAAAGCTTCATAAAGTTATTTATAAACTTTATTCGGCATCTGCATCAGCTGATTGTTGTCCTAGAATAAAAAGGTGATAATCTGCTGTATCCTTTTTATAAGGATTTTTTGTTTTGCCAGCATAACCATCTTTATACGCTTTATTCGCTTCAAGAGACTTTAGCATTTTGTCATTTCCAAATAGTTTCGAAAGCATGCTATCAACTTCGCGTTGAGTAATTTTTTCGTCTCCGCCATTTACAAAATCTTTAGGACTAAGCGCTTCTTCAAGATCGGTTGATTCAGCAAACGACATGGCCATTTCAATTTCTTCCCAAATATTAAGAATCTGTCCAAGAGACTTTTCCATCTTTTTAAACTCCTCATTGAAATTATCTCCAAGAGTTTTATTAATGCCCTTGTTTAGGTTTGATCCAACCTTTAGAGATTGTTCAAGGGCATAAAGTTGTGTGGTCGCTGTTTGAAAACCTTGGCTCATTTTAGCTTCTTCAAGATCAACTGATTCGAATTTAAGTTCTTTCATTCGATCTTTTACAACACCTCTAGGAGCTGCACCTGCATAAGGTTGATCAATGCCAATAAGTGTGGCCAAGTCTGAAGAAATATCAGCGTTCTTTATTTTACCATCAATAATCGATTTTGTGATTTTCTTAGCAACATCCATTCTTTTATTTTTTTGAACGGCGTCACTCATTATTACGATTTTTTGAACCTCTGGTAAAAGTTCATCATAATCATATTTGTCAGAACCAGTGCGAGTCTTAACCTTAACGGATTTACCTTCTTCAAGATCAGTTGATTCTACCTTATACTCTTTTCCTTGAAACGTGAATTTTTTCTTACCTGCTTTTTTAGCATCAGTAACAGCTTGTCCAAAAGCATTACCTTCTTCGACATCTTCTTCGTCTTCCTCTTCTTTTTCTTCGGTGTACTTCTTTTGCTCTGGATCTTCTTTAGCATCGGTATTATGTAAATCAACAAAATCTTTATCGGCGTCTTGCACTTCGGTTTCTTCGATATCATTCGACTCAAATGCCATTATAGCATCCTTAGCATTATTAAAATATTCAACTCCTGTTGACATACCTCCATCGAACTTAATCTTACCTTTTTCGATAGATACTTCAATGACAGATCCTTCACCAAAATCAATTTGGTTGCCTTTTATATCAGCACCTGCTTTTTTAGCAGCGGCCAAAATCTTTTTGATATCAGATGCAGATGCTTCTTGAATGTCCATAACTGATTTTACGGTTTCAGCTATAGACTGTGTTATTTTATCGTTTATATTCATGGTTACTCCTATTGGTTTATTTATAATATTAAGCAGTCTTAGCTCGTTCTTTTTCAAGTCTTTCAGCTTCAGCCTTTTTAATTTGTGGTAATAGTTTTTTAGCAATCTTTTTTAAGATTGCTTTTTTAGATTCGACCTTTTTGTCGATTGAAAGTTTTTCAGCATATGATAAAGAGTTATAGTTTTTGTCTTTTAAGAATTTATCACGGACAATATCTCTTGCTTTTACCTGTGCACGCTTTTTTAATTTATCAGGTGAAGCTTTTTTCTTAGCAGCAATCTTTCTTTTCATTGCCAACTTAGGTGCTAATCGTTTCATCACTCTACCGCGCTGAATGCGTTGTTGAGGAGTCAATGGCTTTTCAAATAAAAATGTACTAAAAGAGATCATCGGTTTTGATCAATGCCAATAAACCACACCACCGCAGCGCCAAGACCAGTAATTATAGCTGAAACAAATGTCCACGCAATCGATCTAACAGTCTTTAAAGTTCCTTCAGCATCTGCTTGAGTTTTCTCGACTATTCTCAGTCTTTCTTCCTGAGCAACTAATCGTTTGAGAATGATACGCGTCGTTTCGTCTAGATTGCTTATCTTTTCTTCGGCACGAGCAAGAGCAATGATGGCTTCGGCCATTCTATCAATCTTCTCTTCAATTCTATCTAAACGATTTTTTTCGGTGCTATTCATTGTCATATTGTCCCATCGTAAATATTAAATATTGCGCAATGTAAGATCAACTGCTTCTAATTTAAGACTTATACCACTAAGTGCCTTTTGAATTTTAGAGTCAGAAAAACCATTATATTCAAGAAATGCAGCAACCTCGATTGGTCTTAACATTGCAAAACCTCCAGAGACATTAATTCTGATACCGCGGTTCATTTTATCATTCATAATAGAAAATCCTGCACTTCTAACCGCGCGTTTAGTTTCGATGTATTCAAGAACGCCATCGGCTTCTTCAGGGCTTAATACTACATACTTACTACCAACGCTAATTTTGACACCATACGAGTGACTACTAACAGTAACATTACCTCTTCTAACAGTTTTCTCTTCAAGATCATCTGCTTCTTTAACAGCTCTACCTCTTAATGCTTTGATCACCTTTTTGATATTCCTAGACCCAATAACAGACATTAATGCCAAATTAATGTCTTTCATCGTATACCTATCATCAGCAGTGCTACCTTTGAACAGTTTTCTTACTTTCATGACGTTGGCAGTTCCAATACCAGCAGACCTTAATGCCATACTAATATCTTTCGGCATATACTTATCTGTAGGAGCTTCTTCAAGACCTTCTGCATACATATTGTATCCACGAACATCTTCAGTATCCTGTAGATTTTTAATAAATTTTTCTGCAGAAGATTGATCTTTAAAAGATTTTTTTATCTTTTTACCATTCCACAATTCAACTTGAGCGATTACCTTCTTAGCTTCTTCAAGCTCGACAGATTCTTCAATAGCTCTACCTCTTAATGCTTTGAGCACTTTTAGGATGTTGCCAGCTCTAATACCAGCAGACATTAATGCCTTATTGATATCTTTCCACATATACTTATCTGTAGGAGCTTCATCAAGCTCATCTGATTCCACGAACACTACTTGTGTCTTACCAGTATTATTATCGGTATAAGTTAAGTGCATTCTTTGCTTAACATCCATTGAAGTATCCCATTCGCCATCTTTAAGTTTTTTAATGACCGTAGCATACTTCATTCGTTTAGCTTCTTCAAGATCAGTTGATTCTTTAACTCGATGATAAAGGCCTTCTTTAGAATTCCATTTCCAATCTTTATCATTAAACGCTTTAAGCTTACTAAATTTTTCATATTCAGCGCTTGAAAGTTTATTATAAGTTTTTAGCTTACGTTGAGCAGTAGCTGATTCTTCAAGATCAGTTGATTCAAAAATCTTATATGCTTTTTTAATCGCAGATGGTTTGGTAAAATCTACATCTTCGTAAATAAAGTCCTTATTAAAATCTTCGCCAAGTACAATCGAACATACTTTTTCAATGCGAAGCTTTTTCATTTTTACTGATTCCATTCCAGAAACTGGTGCATCTGAAAGCATGCTATCTGTATATGCTTGTATTTTCTTTAGTCGATTTGGATCTTCTGGATTATCAATATATTTTGTGAAAAGTTTTCTAAACTCTGCATCGTCCATTAGATCTCCAATTGCGCCACCAATTTTTTTAGATATAATCCATGTGCCTTTGACCATATCTTTTGCGATAGGATAGGTAACTTTAATTGCTGTTTTTAATATTTTACCAGCAGCTTTTGCGCCTTTACCTAATCCTTTTAATAACGCCTTTACATCTATTTCACTTTCTTCATCGAGCGCGTAATTTCTACGCTTTAATTCGCGTGATATACCAGCAACCATTTCTTTTGCCCTTGGACTATTAAGTGTTCCAAATATGCCATAAAATGCTAAAAGATGCTCAGTGTCTAATAGACGTAGTTTTTCTTGATTAAATTCGTTAATTTCCATAGTTCCCATTAAGTTAAATTGAGTTATAGTATTTATAAAATAATCACTTTCCAAACTCGTGGCCAGCGACTCTTTTCATTTGTTTTTTATATTCTTCAAAATCAGGTTTTTGTTTATATAGTTTAATTGAAATTTCGTCGCGCTCTTTTCCCTTAATGCGCCACTTAAATCCTTTCTCAAGGTGATTGGGATCAGTCGTTTTAACTACTCTTCTTTCATAGCCTTGCTCCCAAGTTTCGCCTTTATGTTTTCCTTCACCTTCTTTTATAGGCTCATGAACCCAACCCTTTGCTGCTAATCTTTCGTGATCTTCAGGTTTTTCAGCCTTTTCTTTTTCTCCAGTTTTTGGATCATACATCCAATGCGGTTCGAAATCTTTTGACTCTTTAATCGATCCTTTATGCTGAGCCCAAAGATCTTTATCAGCGGTTGTTCTTGTTTTGCCTCCAGTGATAAATGAATTAACACGAGCAAAAGCCCATTGGTGTGGTGTTGCGCCTGGTCTATGGCCTGTCTTCCATGCGGCCATTCCACGATCAAATACTTTTTTCAAAATACTATACGAAATACCTGATTCTTCGGCCTTCTTCTCTAATCCTTTAATGGATTTTTCGCTAATTTGACCGGGCGTATCCTTTTTATATTTTTTAGCAAGTTCGTCAGTACCAAATTCTAAAGCTTCATCTTTACCGAATTTTTTACGATAAGCGATTGTGTGTTTTGAAAGTTTAGTCTTTGCTCTTGCATCTCCAGGTGCAGGTTTATATGCCTTTGGATCATCATCATCCATTTTAGCTTGTTTATTAAATTGCGCTTGGCGTTTATCTTTTGTCGATTTCGATAAGCCTTTACCATACGTTTTATTTAACTTTTCGCTAAGAACGTTAATGAAATACTTTTCACCTTCTTCGCATATAATAAAATTGGATTTACGTTCTTTAATAACTATTGGTACTTCACCAACATATACAGTATCACCGACGTTAAAAATTTCACCAGCGATATAACGTTCACGTGTTTCTGACAGTGATGGTAGTTCGACATGTTCACGGAAATTATTCTTTTCCTTCAATCCCATTCTTTTACGAACAAGATTAAAAAGTGTTTTATGTTCACCATAGGCCTTTGGTATGCCCATCATAAATGATTTAAAGTCGCCTTCACTTGCGGCTTGTCTCATCTTAGACGCACTCATTCCACTTACGCCTTCAGCATCAGGATCACGTTCTCCAGCAGATATTACATCAATACCATCTTTAAAATCGTAATAGCCATGACGTCCTTTAACGCCATTATATGTTGTAAGAAGCTTTTGGAATTCCTTTATACGATCTGAGCCAACAACCATTGTGATTTTAGTAAACCCTTGATTGTGCAAAATAGATGCGATATGTAATGCGGTCTTTGCGTTTTTATCTTCAATAATGTTTCTTCCATGATTAGGAAACATTTTACGCATCACTTTAATCTTTTCTTTATATTCTAAAGGATTCTTTTTTGGATCGCTCGATTGAGAAGCGTAAATGCGATAGTCATTACCAATTGCTACAGCTGCAACTTTCGCTAACAGTTTACCATGACCAATTGTAGGCGGATTGAACCGACCAAAGGTAAAGACTACCTCTCGTCTTTTATCCTCGTTAAACTGTTTAAACGATTTCATTATTTATTTTGATTGGTCTCTTAACTTTTTCTTCGATAGTTTATTTAAATCTTCCATATTATTTACTTTCTTCTTGTTCGTCATATTTTTCAACTGTGTGAATATCTTATCCATTTATTTTTTCTGAATAATTAATGCCACAACCAAATCATCATCAGATACAACTTCAAGATTATATCCTGCTTTGTTGAATGCCATGATATCTTTACCATCTAGTGGTACACCATTTTTTACAATAGCTTCAACAAATTCTTCACCTGTGTTTAAGGTGTGCCAATTATTTGTGTTAGATGATACACCGAATGATGAGAATTCAAGCCACTTTGCTTGCTTCACAAGTTTTTCTACTTGTGGATGGTTTTCTTTTACCCATGCTAAGTATTCTTTAGCCTTTACTGTGGCTTCATTTAGAAGTTTTGCTTTTGCTGTTTCGTATAAGTTCATTTTTTTTTTCTTTCTTTTAATTATTTTGGGGTTTATTTTTATCTTTCCCAACCTTTAATTATGTCGGGTGAAAAGTTGTTTGTTGAAAATTCTAATCTATCGACAAGTTTAACAGCACCATTAGTTGCTTTATCAATTGCTACGAATCCTTCAGAACCAGTAACTTTAAATCCATTACGGGTTCTAACGAACGTATCAATCTGTTTAACCTTATCGAGTTTATTTATAATGATTAATTTAGCATCAACAATTGCGTTCATTAAGTCAAACATAAGGACTAGGTTTTTTCTATTCTCCTTTGAAAAGAATTTAAATAGTTCTTCGCGTTTTTGCGCAACTGCAGCTTTACCTTTTTCGCTTGAACGTTTTTCTAATTCTTTCGCAAACTTATCATCAAACCATGCTAAGAGATCTTGAACATGTTTAGTTGTATTTGCAATTCTTTCACCTTTACGCACAAGAGTGTTATTAAAGGTTTCAATCTTTGTAGCAAGATCGGGGTTATTCTCAAGTTCAGTTAACGTAGTTGATTTAATCTTTTGAAATATTTTACCAGCCTTTGAAAGTGCTTCTGTTACTTCGTCAGTATCAACCTTTGTCAATGTTGCTGTTCCAGAAACGTCTTTGTATTCAGCATCTTGATACCAAACGCTTGCTTTCTTTTTTAGTCCTTTAAGGTTAACTCCAAAGGAAGCTTTCATCGATGCGAAATCTTTGCCTTTATAAGTCGTGTGCCATACTACCCCAAGATTAGCTTGAGTGATTTGTTTTGCTAAATCCGATTTTGCGGGCACGGCATAAACAATTGTATTAGGTTGAAACGTGATGTACTTTTCTCCATCAATTGTTTCAGAATTTAAGTCACCCTTTGTAAACATAATGTCACCTTGAATCACGTCTTTGATACCAAGATCTTTTAATTCGTTAAATGCTGTGACTAATTTTTCAGCAAGATCTCCAGACGTATCTGCTCGAACATCAGCTTCTGACTTATAAACTTTTGGATCTTTATTAAAGATTCCTTTTTTAGCAACAAAGAATTGCCCATCGCTAGGATCAATGCCAGCAAAAACAGCGGGTGCTCCATCCCACTTAACTGTTACGTCTGTTGAAGAATTAGTATTGCCTGCAAGCATATCCCTTAAAGAACGTAAGGCAAGAATTGCTTGTCTTGCTCCTTTGACACCGCCATAGATCACAGCGTCCTCAATATGTGTCATATGAGTATTCTTGCCTGCGGCGGCGGCTTCTGATAGATATGTTTTAAATGAAATCATTTTTTCTTTATGATTTTATTGTTTTTAATTAAGTATTTATGAAAATTAATACTGATATAATTATTCTTAATATTATCGATAATCTTCACATTGTCTATATGATCATCATAAATAGCAACCTCTTGAGGCTTGAATTTATCAAGGAATTTTTTTATCACATATTCTTTCTTCTGTGGAACTGTGCCAATCTTTAAGTTACCGGTCAATTCAAAACGGATTCGTGTATCATTTACATTTAATCCATGCTGCCTAAAGGTATCTTTAAACATTGCATTAGAATCAAAATCAGCTCTTGCAGTAAGGAATACAACCATTGCACTTTTATCAGATAATACTTCCTTAACTCTTTTCATCACTGAACTGATTACTTTCGATGTATCTCTGAAAATCTTAGCATCACCGAATTGAGAAAAATCAAATTCTTCGTTATCTTTAAGTTTATAAGAATTAAATTCTTGATTTGTGAGTTGTACAATTTCCTTTCCTGTGCTTTTATCTTTCACGATTATCTTTGCAAAAGTATTAAATACTGTTTCATCAATATCAAAGAATGATATTGACTTTGGTTTTAAGGCTTCTGATAGATATGTTTTAAAAGATAACATTCCTTCTACTGTAAATTTCTTAAACGATTTTAACTTAGGCTCTTCAATTTCTAAAACTAAATTACCATTACCTGCTTTATAAATTCTATGATATTCCATTTTAGGGATATTCAAAACATCGCCTTCTTCAAGTTCATAAGGAATGTTATTATCCATTTGAAAGAACCAACCATTACCTTCTAATACCGTAACAATGCGATCAGCTTTATCTCGGTGCCAAACTAATTCATGTGAATCTGTGTTTGATTCAAATGTGCGTATTTTAAAACGCCCTTTTGCTTCGTCTGTATATGGTTTACTCATTACCAAAAAAACGAACCCCCGCCTTTTAAACCAAGCTCAGAAGCATATCGTGGAAGATTACATGACCAATATCCAGGTGATGTTTTATCTTTCTTTGCAGCGCAGTTGTGTCGAGCCGCAAATGATTTACGTGCTGCTGGATCGCTTATCTTTGCTTGTAATCCAGAAGTATCTCCAAACTCTACTTTAATTATGTTGCCTTTATCGTTTTTAACGTAAACATAAAATTTCTTTTTGCCACCACGCTTTGGTTTATTCAATTCAACATCTTTTTCTTCATCGATAAACGGATGGTCTAATGGTACTTCTTTACCTTCATATAGTCCAAACTCACCAATGTCGGTTGACAATAGATATTCATCGAACTCGCTTAATTGAATAGACTCCTTTAAACTTCTTGCGTGGCAAAATAGTTTATAGTAGTTTTCAGAATGAGGACGAAAAATGTTATGAGCCAGAGGTATCTGGTTTTCCTTATGAAATTGCAGAGCTCTTTCTAAAACGTTACTCACTAAATCAATTCTCCTGTGGACTTTGGTTTTTGGCCTTTAGGAAATACGCCAAGACGAACATTTTGAATACCGAATTGGCCACGGCTTCCTTGATAACGCGCTACGTAATATGCGTCATACTCACCCTTTGGTTCTTCACCATTATTTGCATGGTGTGTAGAAACAATCTTATATGATTTACCGGACTTTTTTAACTTCATAAATCCTTGGTGAAATTCATCTACATTGTCGCGACCGCGCTTTTTACCAAAGTCAATACCCCAAATTGATTGATGAATAACATTGGTATCTTTCACTTCTCTCCAAAAAGATTCTCCTTTAGATAAACCATCTGGTCGTAATTCTCGTACATCTTCAATAAATTTTTGTACGCCTTTAGACTGTTGTAAAACAGGATGTGTAACACCACCATATTGTTGAAAATCTTTTGATGTTTTACCTGCCTTATGAGATATCCACGCAACTTCGTTTCCATCAAGATCAAGTAAATGAAAATCTGCTTTAGGCACTCCTGGCGTAGATTCCATAGCAACAACATTTTTAATTTTGCGCTTTCCAACTATCATATCAATAGCTGCAACCTTTTCTTTTTTCATTACGTTAGCCAATTCTTTTTGAAATTCGCCTAAATGCATATCCTCAGCCGCGGTTCCTGCGCCTACACCTTTACCACCGAATTCTGGTGTTTTATAGAAATCTCGAGGATATTGTACTGTAGTTTTACCTTTATCTAAAATGGCATTAAATTGTGCACTAAATCCTTTTGAATTAAATGGATTATTTTTAGTAGCATCTTTGAATGAATTTTTATCAATAATTACGTTCCCCTGCGTTGTTAAGAACGGATCACCGTTTTTAACTTTATCTAAGAAAACATTTAAGCGAGCACCATTGCGCTTAGTAAGATCGTTATGCTTTAATGAAGCATATACTGTAGATTCAAAAATGAATTCTTTAAAATTTATTATATTAAGCATAAGTCTCGATCATTCGGGTGAGTTCGCCATCTGAAATATTTACTCCTGATTTAAGAGTACCTGCCTGCATATTTAAAGCGCGGGAAAGTTTACGTAAGTTAGCAGTTTGTTTAGACTTACCTTTACGAAGTAAGTCAACTGTCTTTTTGCGTGTAGCTGAATCTAATTCTAAATCACCATCTAATTTGATTTTATCAACGATGGATTCCATAAAGTCATAGATTTCGCTGTCAGTTGGATCGATCTCAATCATAAATGCTCGAGTACGTAATGCGCCATCAGGATCAAGTTTATCCATCTTCAAATTAGAGATGAATATTACTTTACCCGTAAATTCAAAGAAGCGCGGAATCTTCCCATCATCAATAAGTTCTTGTGGATCTTCATATTCGTCAGGCTCAACAACATTTTTACCCATTTTATTCCACACGAGTTTTCTTACTTTCTTTGTATCAGTTGCTGCCTTAAACATATTACGAGATTCTTGATCCTTTAGGGCGTCATCTGAATCGTCAAAGAATACAATTCCATGTTGATTTTTAAATAGCAATGAATAGATACCTGCAGCAGAGGCAGTGCCGGTATTTTTAAAATAGCCATTACCATCAGAAAGTCCCATACCATTTAAAACCTTTTCAACCGTAAATGTTTTACCAATACCACCTCGGCCAGCGACGAATAGCGCATTAGATGCACCTGATACTGTCATCTTAACAAGGTTTTCTAAATCAGAAATCTGTTTTTCATACGTAAGCTTTTCACGACTTTGTTCTAACTCGTCAAGTTGAGAATCATAAGAGTATGTTTCCTTTGCAGAACCTGTGCGAATATTTCCTGATGTTGCACCAATCGCCGAAAGAATATTTGATTTTTGTGAAAGAAGTTTATTCACGTCTTTGTCGGTTCCATTCCATGTATATTGTCTTCCTGACTTTTGAATAAGTGCAGGATTTTGAGCTTCCATTTCATCAAAGATTTTAATACCTACTGACTTCCAAACTTTAAACACCTTTTGTTTAGTAAAACCTGGACTTGAAATAAGAGATACGACATTATCATAAGCATCTTCTGGATTAACTGCCTCTGTAAGAACATTTAGTTCTTCAACAGTTAACTCTTCGTTTAAAGAAATATCTGTTGGATAAGTGGTAAACTTGCCTGTTTTAACTTTACCACTTTTCATCATGTCAGCAACTTGTGGAAGAACTTGAACTAACGAAACATCGCGATCAAATGAGATGTGATATGTTGGGCCTTGGCTTGAACCATTCCACATATCGATCGATGATAAGTTTTGAGAGTTGGCTGAACCAACACTTTTCCAATTAAATCGAATTGATTCAATCTTTTTTCCAGGTGCATAATAACGAAGGCCATAACCTGCGCCATTTGAGTTTTTAAATTTTTCTAATCCTAAGTTTGCAAACATGGAGCTAAATCCAGTTTTCTTTCTTAAATACTTAAGGATGATGTTGCCGGCCTTTTCTAAAGAGCCTGTCGCGAGTTCTTCGGTAATATAATCTTTAAATTGCATGGTTCCCATATTATGTGTTAAAACTTATAGTTAAATACAATTCTATTTATAAGAATTAACACCTTCAATAGTTGGCCCATTTGCATTTTTTCCATTGACTTTGTTCAAACCAGCGTATAAATAGGCCTCTTTCTCGACCATGAGCTTCAATTTCCCAAGGACAATCGTAATAATGTGTTTTTACGCAATCAACCTTCTTACCTTTCCATTTACATACGTCTGTTTGTCGACTATAATCTTTTAACTCGCCTTTAGCATATTGCTTAACATGAACCATCTCATGGGCTACTGTTTCAAGCATGTCTTGTAATGACTGTGACGAATCAATTCGAATAGTAAATTCCCTTGGTCTATTACACACATCATCTTCCCAAATACAATCACCTGCAACACTTTCCTTTTCTTTTAGACGTACGATTAATTCAATATTAAGAATAATATCATGCTGAATCTTTTCCATCAAATGCAGTGCACAGAATTCTGCAATATTAGCAACCATTGCTTGCTTTTTATGTCCAGATCCTGTGACTGATATAAACATTAGATCTTGAATGCAGAGAAGTCTTTATTCGTAGGAGCTGATGTACTTATTTCGTCACTTGACAATGTTTGTGCTGAATCCTCCACATCATATAATCGCATTTTAGATCGATCAATTCCTACAACAAATCTTTTGTTTTGAGTTGGATCGTTATAGCGATTCTTTAATTGCTTTACCATAAGCTGATTCATGCCTTCAAGTTGTTCTGTTGAAATAAGAGCAAGCATCAAATCCGCAGTAGCTGGTAAGCCAAATGATTCTGATGTATCAGTAAGTTCTACATCGGTATTACCAAAACCAGTACGAGTTACTTGAGTCGCCGACCAAATAGGCACGTTATGTTCAACCGCAAGTCCTCGAAGTTCTTCAGCAATTGCTTTAACAAGTGAGTAGGTATTAATCGAACCACCTAATCCTTTCATACGAGAACTTCCGCAAATATTCAAATAATCAATATAGATTACGTCTGGTTTGAAATCTTTCTTTAGTTTAAGTTCATCTAATAGCGCGCGGAAGTGACCAACGTGCGCTGTCGCTGTTGGGTATTCTTTAACAATAAGTTTGCCTCTTGTTTTTTCTTTAAGTTTATTAACTTTGGAATCAAATAATTCGCGAGGCAACGTCTCAAGTTGATCAATTGGTACGTCAAATAGATTTGCATCGATTCGTTCAGCAATCCTTTCTTCTGCCATTTCCATGGTGATATATAGCACGTTTTGTCCTGCGGACAGATTGGCAGAAGCGAAGTGACACATCGCCAAACTCTTTCCAACACCAGTTCCTGCAAGGATAATATTAAGTGTCTTATTTGAAACACCACCCTTTGTAATCGTATTGAACATACTAAGATCAAAAGGAATTTTATCTTCCTGAAGATGATAGAAGTCGTATCGTTTTTCTGAGTTTTCAAAATAATCATGGCCAACATTAGTATCAAATGACACGCTTAATGCCTTTGATAAAATACCAGGGATAGCACCATCAGTTAATTGTTTATCCTTTCCATCTATGATGCTAATTGATTTTATGATAGCTAGGTATACTGCCCTTTGCTTACACCATTCCTCGGTCGAGTTCAGTAGCCATTCTCGTTCCACTTCCTCATAATTTTTCAAGTCAACAATGAGATTATGAATTTCATTACGATTGGACTTATTTATATAATCGGACTTTTGAAACTCGACCTCAAGCGCTTGAGAGTTTGGAAGTTTATTAAATTGTGTTAAAAAGCGTAAAATAAGTTCATAAACAGGTCTATGTTCATTTTCAAAATACTCGGTTTTTATGTGAGGTAAAGCTTTTCTGCAATATTCTTCATCATTAGTTAGTGTTTTGAGTATTATCGTTTGTAGATCTGTCATTGTCTAATTGTTCTTCAAGTAGTTGTGTCAAAATGTCTCCCATAAAATTTCTAAAATCTTTTGATTTTTCAAGCTTTTTTTGATTTAGATTTTTAGGAACTTCTTCAATTTTATAATCAAATTTTACCTTTAATTCATCGTTGGCCTCATCTTCGTGTAAAGTAACTTTTCCATAAGTATATATTACACCAAGATAAGGACCTTGTATAACCTTAAGTGAATAAAGTTCACTCGATGGTCTTTCAACGAATTGAACCGTTTTGTCAATATCAATCATCAGCTTCTACTAATGTTTCAATTTCTTCACTAAGGATTGGTTTGTATGCTACCTTATAGCGCTTTTCAATCTGTGAGGCAAAGTCTGTTTTTTCAAAGATGTTACTCCAAAAACCTTTAGTTAATGTATCTTTCATACGAACATTGCCAGAGAGTTCTTCACCTGTTTCAGGATTTTTTGCTTGGTACCAACCATTTTTTGGTTTAACGACATACCCAAGATCAAGTGCAACTTCAGTAAGACCTGACCATTTTTCGATACCGCCTTCCCAAGAAACTGAAATTGGAATCTTCGATTTTTCTTTTACGAATCGTGACTTTTCAACATTTATGACAAAGTCATATCCTGTAACTTCAGTACCTGTCTTTTCTTGTCGACGACCAATAATCCATACGTTATCTGCTGAGTACATCACTCCCGTTCCTCCTGAAACAACGGCCTTTGGAAACAAGCCTTGTTCCATGTATGTGTGGTTGATTGCCAATAGCGGTACATCCTTAAGAGTAAGCATTGGTGTAATCATACGGAATAGACCCTTTAGTGCTTTTGCACGTGTCATATCAGCTACAGACTTCATGTTTTCTGCGTCTTCAACTTCTTTCTTCGAAGCAATATTGCCGACTGAGTCAATTACAACAACCACACGATCTTTTCGATCGATTTCATTAAGTTGATGCACAAGATCAAATTTAAGTTCTTCGATATTAGTAACTGGTGTATGAAGTACTCGACTCGTATCTACATCAAATGCTTCAAAATAAGATTGAGGTGAACCAAATTCTGAATCATAAAAAAGCAATACCGCATCGTCGTATTTCTTTAAATAAGCACTTGCCATAAGCAAAGCAAATGAAGTCTTAAAGTGTTTTGAAGGACCTGCTAAAACAGTTAGGCCTGAGGCCAAACCACCATTAATTGAGCCCGAAAGTGCAACGTTTACCATTGGCACCTGAGTAGTGGTAAGTTCTTTTTCTCCAAAAAGCTTTGATTCTGAGAGGACTTCAGCGCCTGATGTCCGAGATGATTTCTTTAGTTTTTCTAGTAGTGACATAATTTTATTTATTTTTTGTATAAAGCAAACGTAAATGCTAAAGCAAT